GCACTTTTTAACCAATCTTGTGTTTGCAAAATATCACCTCCAAGCAATAGTAAAGGCGGTCACATTTCAGACCGCCCTATTCTGCCTAGTCATCTTGTCCGGTTTGTCCGAAGATAAATGAAGGTTCGTCCCAGCCACGAGAGAAACGATTTACAACCTTATAGGCAGATACTTCAGAGTTGAAGTTCTCTTTATCCTGCTCCAGTTTGGCTTTCCTGCGGTCGTACCAATGCAGGAAGGCTGCCATGCGTTCTGAATCAACTAAAAACCATGTATTGGGGTCGGTCAGAAAATCAAACTCAATAACATCAACAGAACCTTTCCAAACATTGATGTTATTGTCGGTGGTGTCTGGTTCTTTGTCAGAATCAGCAACAACCTGAGCTGCTTTTCTTAGATTGGAAGGCACAATTAATGTATCGGGGTTAACCGCCAGTAAATTGCCTTTGTCATCAGTCCAGGCTTTCATCAGGTTACGGGTAGCTTCCAGATTGGTTGCATTTAATTTCTTGGTGCCGGCATTACTCCAGACAGTAGCGTCTACAGGGGACATTGGGTGAGTGGCAGAACATAATGCTTTGCCATCAGGTCCATAATGAGTAGCATTAAAGGCTTGGTTAAAAACCATAGCACCATAATACTGCCTGGTGTAATAAACAGTCTGGGTCAGCAAGCGAACACGCTTTTTAATTTCACCATACTGATCGTCTTCCAAAAGTTCACGTTCGATAGTTAAACCTTTGGAGTACTTTTTGTGCATATAGGTAGCCTTGTAACCTTTGTTTACGTCCTCATAGGATACCTGGTTATTGGATGCCCCCCATTCGTCCATTAACCCCAGAGAGCCAGTGCCAAGGTTGAACTCTGCCTGTTTGGTGGAAGTCTCCACGGTAAACAGTTCATTAACATAGTCTTTTTTCTTTTTCAGATGTTTATTAAATATAGTTCTTAAGCCTGGGAGCATTAGTTCTCCCCAGTTATCTGAGATCATCATCTTATACTTCACCTCCAGTAAAATTAAAAAAGACAGGGCATTTCGCTCTGTCTTAAATCGAAAAAGTTATTAAATTGTTGTTGGCTTATTAGCCAAAGATATGTTTGCTACGCATAATCATTACGTCCAGCATCAGGTCAGCCACCTTAGACACGCCTACGCATACCAGAGGACCAACTTCTGCCCCGCTGCTTAGAATAGATGCGTTGGCATCAATAGAATCCTCGTCCTTCAGGACTATACCGGTTGACCCAACATTGATAACATCACCAGCTCCAGCTCCTGCACCAAGCAAGATGTACTTGGTTGTGGTATCGCAGGGATCCGGGAATGGTGCGGTTACAACCAGTTTGTCATCTCCGCCTACATAGTCAGATACAGTTCTCATACACCCGGCATTGGTTCCAGCATAGACATACAGCAATGCGCCATTCCATACATCATTGCTGGAAGTGGAAAGACCGGTATCAATCAAACTAGTTGCATCTCCACCGGTCGCGGTTGAATCAAGATGATCAACAAAGGTACAACGATATACGTTGTCCGGGTGATCGTAAACCTTGCCGTACATGATGCTGGTCGCATCGGACACAACGGATTCAGCCATTACGCCTAAAATGTCGGTTACGCTGGCGGCAGTAGCCAGAGCCACTTTACCGTTGGTCAATACCACCATGTCGCCTTTAGTGAAGGTAGTTGACGGGGTAAGCTCGTAAGCTACCGGATTAGGGATTGTCGTTACAGTTTTGTTATAAATCGGTTCAAAGCCGATTGAAGTTCTGCTTGCAACGTGAGCCATTTTAAAAATCACCTCCAAGATAATTAAACCGGTAGTATAGACTACCGGGATTTGCGTTGCTTTCTGTTTGTTTCCTTAAGTTTTTCTTCGGCATATTCTTTTGGAGATATGCCTAAGCTGGCTGCTATAATTCTTTCCTCTTTTGTAAGAGTTACAGTATCAGATTTTGCGCCGGTTGATTTGCTTTGCGGCGATGCTTTACGTTTGGTAGCAGTTCTGGCGGCTTTTTGTTCTGCTCCATTTTGAACCTTCTGTAAAAGTTCACCGGATGCCAAACTGCTGCCCAAAACATATTTCATACCATCCTCAAAGGAAAGTAGTTTACCGTTTTGAGTAAAAGCGTCAATTTCCTTTTCATATTGCTTTAAAATGCGGTTTAACTTCGGCTTTGCCATAAATTTTGTTTTATCCTTAAGATAATTAACCTTCTGCATGGCCTCGCTAACATCTTCCTGCTGTTCCTTTGCGATTACACGTTCTGACTTTATTTCGGCATTTTCTATCTGCGTCATTACAATTTTCCGGGCTTCTTCTTCATCAATGTATAATTCTTCGGCCTTGGTTTTAACCATGTTATCGATAACTGTATCGATAACACCATCCAAGTCCATCCCGGTTAATTGTTCCAACTTAGCAACCGACTTGGACTTGCGATCCCTCTCCAGCCTTCTGGGAATAATATCGTTTAGCTTTTCAACTACCCGTTTATTCACCAGGGCTTCTAATTCCGGATCGAGTTCTTCTTTTTCTTCTTCTGGTTCAGAATCAGCATCATTTTCAGCATCACTATTGGTGTCAGTATCTGTATCGTCGTCGTCACCAGTCAGCCCTTTAAGCATTTCCGACAATTCAACATCTTCGTCGGCGTCGTTTTCATCAATATCAACACCAATGTCATCGTTATCATTGCTATTAAAATCGTCATCTTCAACGCCCGTTAAATCTTTATTTAATTCATCACTATTACTCATTATAAAACCTCCCGCTTTAAGCCCGTCGGCTATTTTATATCCGCATGAGTTTTAAGCCATCCTGCGTACCGGGCTAAAAACAAAATAACCAACTAGCTTTTATAAAGGTCATCCGTTGTGCTGGACCTAAATATTAAGTTTTTTTATCCTTGTGACTGGACAATATCAATAAGCTCCTGCTTAATACGTTGTCCATCCGCTTCCAGTAGGACCTGAGGTTGTTCAGTACTAGTAGGCATCCCTCCAGGAAGTTGGGGAATCTGTTGCTGTGGTTGTAGTTGTGGTTGTTGCGATTGCATTTGCTGGGCTTGTTGCATCAAAGACATTAAGGCAGGAAGTTGTTGCTCCTGCGGCAGTTGCCCTATTTGTTTTAGCATCTCTGGATCATTAGCCTTGAGTTGTTCAATAAACTGCATTGCCATTTGTTCTTGCTGCGTTTGCCGTTCGGCTGTTTCTTGTTTTTGACGAACCTTCTCCGTAAGTTGTTCGATAGGCGGGAATTTACCGTATGCTATGGCATACCAGAATGTTTCCTCGTCTATTAACTGAGCTACAAATAATTCCTTGGCCATATCCATGTAGAAAGCCCTATCGGTAGGAAGTTTTTGTGTGATCTTACACTTGGTATCAAACTCAGGACAGTATATTTCGTAGTCGCGCCCTTCGATAAGCTGTTCTTTTTCTGGCAGTCCATCCTGACCGGCAATAAGGCTTTCCAGTTCAGACAAAGGAATACTTTCATCTGTATCAAAAATATAAGCCTTTTGCATTATAGCAGGATCATATACACCATACTTGGGTTTGGAATCGTCTTTGCCAAGAATACGATACCTGCGGCGAGTATCATAAAACAAGGTTATAAGCCGGTTAATATAATTTCCTGCGTCCTCAAATGCAATATTAATAGTCATTTCTTTAGAACGCAGTCTTACTTGTGCGCGTGATGCCAGCAAGTCTAAGGCCCTGAAAGCGGTAATATTTCCTGGTGTTTTGCCTTGACTAATATCAAACCGCCCTACAGTAGTCTCCATAACCTTCTGGAAACGGGCAGGCTCATTAACAAGAGAAGCCGGCACACCCTGGCCATGTTCCCGCTTAATACCGTTTATATCCTGTACCTGAAACCACATACCTGGCAACGTACCTTTTTGTTTGACTAGCTTTTCCTGCTTTGGAGAAAGGGCTCCTATTTGATACCAGGTTTGCCCTATAGAATGGTATAAATGGCCTTCCATTATCATTTCAGATGTTTTGTTTAGCATAATTTGGGGATTCTTGAGATAATAGGCTTCACCAATTCCCCAGGGGCTGCGCTCACGTTCATAGCATTTTTTCATGTCTATCGGCCATGTAGTATCTTCTCCCGGCTCAAAATAGACATAATTTTGATGCGCTAAGTAACGTAAATTGGAGCCATCACCTGCCCATTGGATAAGATGCATACCCGGTCCTTCATCCTGCTCGTCACCCTCCAGAATTAAAGGGCTGCCACGATACCAGGTATCAACAACCAATACTTGGTCCTCAGTAGCTTCGGTCATGGTGTTTTCCAATTCATCAGGAATAAGATATTCA